ATTAAAGAACGAGCCATCGTTATCACCCTTTTTAGTGAAAGAAATATGCAGATGGTGATTGTGCGGGTTAGATCCTTTATAAGTTCTCCAACGCCACCCCAAGCGAGGCGAAGCAATGCGCCCTGCGAATATAACGTAGGCAATTCTTTTGGACTTGTCTCGCTTGGCGTAGAGGCGAATCTGGTCAGCAATATCGGGCATGAGGTCGGGCTTTGTCTTTCCAGAGACATCTCTATCTGTATCGGTTGCGCGAACAATCCCAGTTTTTGAGCAAGGATTGTGGTCGCTAGGACGCGATGAGTGACGGAAATCGCCGAGCCATCCATCCGAATCGCGCAAGCGGCTAGGATAGGTGTCATCGAATTGCTCCCTTAACTGTTGTCCAGCCTTACAGAGAATGGGCTTCATGAGAGGAGAAGAGTCGCTTCTTCCGCTGTGATGCCAAGGCGCTCAAGGAGTGCAGCCTTGGCTACTGCCTTCTCTGCAGCTACGCGCTCTTCCTCTGCCTTAGCATCTGCCGCTAGTTCTGCCTGATAAGCAAGCTCTGCGACCTCTGCATCGGTGAGCTCAATCTCTAGGACTTCGCCAGTTTCGCAGTTGATTTCGATTCGTGTTGGGTTCTTAGGCATTTTTTACTCCATAGAGGTAGGCGGTTGAGTACTGGACGAATGAGCCAACTGAGTTTAATGTGACTCGGTTAATAGCAGCGGTGTTAGACCATAGACCTGCGATAAGTTCCATGTATGCGGTGGTGGAATTGTTTTCTGTGACGGTGTCAATCGAGAATGATTTATTAGTATTTCCTGCATAGTTAGGGATGTAAAGTTCTGCATTAGAGAATGTGGAAGCCGTCCAGCTAGTAGTAACTACTGTTGCACTCTGGTAGTTATCTGTGCGGGAATTAGAACTCGGCGTACCGCTACCTCCGCCGAAAATAAAACGGCTAGTAAAGTTAGCCGTAGAACCGTTAAAACTTAAACCCATGTAATCATTTGCTTCTCGTAAAGACCATTTAACGCAGAGATCCGTATAAGTACTAGGAATAGTAGTAAAGTCAATAGATGCAGCCCCACCGCTTCCCACGGTATAAGACTGAATAAGCTCGAATGTGTTAGCCATTATGCCGCCTTAATTCCGTAGAGGGTAAAGGTAGAGCCAGCCGCGAAGTTGTTAGTTTGACCAGTCAACTTAATTTGGTTAATGGCAGAGGTTGAGCGCCATAACCCGACGCTAGCAGTTGTCTCACCTGAGCCGTTAGCCCGTTGGATGGATGTCTTATAAGTGGTGGTGTTGGAGTAGTTCTGAAAGTTAACTATAACCGTAGCGATTCCAGTCGTAGCCGCGTTAATGTATGACTGTAGGAAAGTCGCGTTGCTCGTACGGTTTGAGTTAGCTACCGAACCTGTACCAGATAGGAAGGTCTGAGAATAGTTAGATCCTGAGTCGATAGAACCGTTGCCTGTCTGAATGAGGAAGTTCATTCCGCCAGAGTTAGGAATCGCGCTAATGACGAGGACTAAATCTGTGTAAGCGCTAGAAATAGAAGTAAAGGTGTAATCGGCTGCCGCACTAGGTACAGTATAGGTCGCTATCGGTGTGTAAGTAGATGCCATGTTATCCCTTTATTCCATAGAGGGCGAAGGATGAGTACTGACCAAGAACGCCACCGCTAGCCGTAATATCTAGGCGGTTGATTGCGGAGGTGCTCATCCAGAGACCAGAACGATAAAATAGATAACCCGCGCCATTCGCATCATAGCCGCTTAGATCGCGCACGGTCTTATTCTTGTTGGTGTTCTGATAGTCCAGAATGTCGATGATAGCCGCAGTCGGTGAAGTGGTCGACTCATTATAGGCAACCGCAATACCGCCCGCGTTATTAGCTTCGTTATATGTTGATACAGTTGGATTACTATTGTAAATCGAGTGCATATAATAATTAGCGCCAGTCGTATCATTGTTGATAGTCATGCGGGCATTGTTGGTTGTGGTGTTCATAATCGAACAACGTAATTGGAGGTGCTTATATGTTGAAGGAATCGAAGTAAACGAAACCGACGACTGACCGCCTGAGCCTACGATATAAGTGTCGATAGACTCATAAGAGTTGGTGACTGGAGGCGTTCCAGCGCTTAACCCTCCCGCTACAATTGCGCCAATCATTAAGCGATTCCACCTACTACATACCAAGTATCGGTAGCGGTCTTAATCGCTACCGCTGTCTTATATTGTGCAAGAGTAGGAGCAGCTGCAACCGCACCAGCTGAGAGGACTGTAGTAGTGCCAGAGGTAACGGCAGAAATAGTAACCGCACCCGCTCCCTTATTAAGGATCGTGATGGCTGTACCGACTGGGAACGCTACGGATGCGTTAGTAGGAATCTTAAAGGCTACCGCTGTAGCCTTATTCATAGGGACGAGTACCTGATAGGCGTCTGCGATTACTGCCGTGTAGTCCGCTGTAGCGTCCGCGTTGACTGTATAGGCTACTAAGCCGTTAAACATCGAAGCGGTAAGGATGTCTCCGGTTGTAGCTGGCATTCCTGCGGTCATGTTATCTCCTAGTAAGTCATCGCACTAACGCCAATTATACCGCGTTCTGTGCTACCTATGACGAATCCATCGGTTATGGGTTCGAGTGTTGTTACTGTTACCTGCATGCGGTTTGGAGTGATGTCCCACGCCAAGCCTTGAACCTGCAGGGTTTTAACGATAGTTGAGCCGTCCGGTTGGTTGTTCTCAATACGGCAGACTGTGAAGTAGTCGAGTCCGATCATGGTATTGGTAGGGACTGCTGGGTCTAGTAGGTCTACTGTCATGGCGTCGATACGGATAGTGGTCTCGGCGCGGGTAGCTACATAGGTCTGAGCGATGTTGAGGGCGTTAGCGTCGGTGTCAATTACTAAGTCCTGTTGGGAGTAAGAGTGAGGGAAGTACTTAGTGACAGACGTTACATTCTCTGCGAATTGCTGAGTGCCACCTACTCGGGTCATGCTCGCTTGGTTGATGATGAGCTTATCGTCAAAGGCGAATACTAAGTTTTTATAGGGAATTCCAGTAGATTGGTTAAACTCAATCGGAGTAGCAGCAATAGAGGAAACTACATCGCTACGATCCTTGAAGATTGCCGTACCTGAGCCGTTAATAAAGAATGCGCCCTGCTCTGAGAACTCTACATTCTTAAGCGCTCCGAGGGATGTGCGAAGGGTGGCGGGGTCTGCCTGACATAGAGAGTCACCGGCGGCTAGGGTTCGCATATTGGAAGGGAAGTTAATCTGGTCGAGAATCTTTCCAATACGAGTGCCAGTAGATTGACCTGCTCCTGAATCGGCTACAGTCTCAACCTGCGCTAGCTGGAAGAGTCTAAAGGCGTCCGAGCAGTAGATGTCGACATAGCCTGTCTCTTGCCCTTGAGGGTAGGTATAGCGGTATTCGGTAGTGTAGCCAGAGAATAAGAAGTGCTGGTCTGTTCCAGTAGTGGCAGAGACTCGCAGCTTACGCAATGGCACTAAGTAGCCGAAATAAGGCGATGAGGTGTTCTGAGGGTTAAAGTACGAGAGCGGGTCTATGACTCGCACTACTGCGCTTCCTGCCTCGTAGGTATCGCGCTGTGGGCTACGTCCGCGGTTAATAGTAATCTGTCTAACGTCTGGCGTAAGGTCGACAATAGGTACAGGTACAGTAGATGAGCCTAAAGTAGATGTACCTAGTACACCGTACTTAGCGTCGCCAATTACGAATGGATAGCCGAAGGTCGCACCGCTGGAGAAGTCGAACGAGACCGCTATCTCTGCAGGTAATGCCATTAGTCAAAGCCGCCTGTGCGTCGGTTGACGTATGCCTGATTGCCCGATAGAGACTGATCCATAAGAGCAGAGGCTATAGTCTTACCGTCAATCTGCACAACTATCGGAGCTACGCCGCCACCTGAGCCGTAAGTACCCGCAGGAGGAGGAGTAAACCCGCCGCCTACTGGAGTGCCAATCTTATTGCCACCGAAGTCCACGCCGTTACCGGTTGGAGTTAATTCACTGCTACCGAATGCTGCTATGCGCTTAGCTTGTAATTCAATAGAATCAAGATAGCCGCCCCACGCTGCGAAAGGGTTAGAGGCTTCTGGGAGGCTCGCTAAATCTTCCGCAATCTTAACGCCTAAGCCTTGAGCTAAAGCAAGTTGGTAAGTCAACTTCTGAGCTTCTTTTACGTTGTCCTGCTCTATTGCTAGTTGAAGCTCTAGGCGCTTACGCTCTTCATCTGAGATGTTTCCCTTCAGGGCTGCAATAATTCCAGCCTGTTTTAAGTCGAAGATAGCGCTAGCTTTCTTGGCTGCATTCTGTTTCTTAAGTTCTGCCGTGTTTAGCTTCTGCTGTTTAATTTTTTCGGCTTCGGACTTAGCGAACTTAGGATCGTCGAGACCCTCAAAGGTAGGAGTCTTAAAGGTAAAGCCCTCT